CGGGTGTATCGGGTGCGCTCCGATGCGCTGGAATAGGTGAACTTGCCATCGATCACGTTCGCCCTGGTGTAGGCAAAGTCGAAGTCAGTGGCCCGCGGCATATCCGACAGGGTGAAAACCTGGCCCTGGGCCCAGTAGGTCATCCCCCTGTAGATCGCCGAGATGTCGCGCAGCAAGGACCAGGCGTCAGCCTTGCTCTGCAAGTTCAGGTTGCAGATGAAGCGCGGCTCCATGCCGCCCTTACCGTCCGGCACCAGTTGGTCGCAGTACTGCGAGATGCGGTAAAGCTCCCACTTGTCCACCATCCATGGCTTGATGCGGCGACCAAGGCCGAAGCGGTCGGCGGTGGTGATGTCATAGGTCATCCAGACCGCGTTATCGGTCCACGCCTGCTTGAAAGTGCCGTCCCAGACCCCGGTGTAGCTCCGCGCCACGGGATCGTAGTTGCTCGGCACCTGCATCTTCTTGAGTTTGGTCTCGATGGTCACCGCCGGGATATTCCGGAACTGCTCGGCGGAAAACTCGATGTACAGCAGCGCGGTGTTTGGGTACCGCAGCTTCGCATCGATCACCTCAGTGAAGCCGGCAATCTGCATGGTGTCGGAGATTTTGTTGTTGTTCTGGTTGGGTGTGATTCGAGTGATGCGCATCAGCCAGCCAGAAGTAGCCTTCGGCAAATCGATGCGGCGGGTGCGCTCGTAAACGCTTGTGGTCTTGCCGTCGACAGCCTCACTCAGCACCTGCTGGTACGCGCCGCCATCGGTGGCCACCTCGACCTTGTACTCAATCCGGTACCCGTTGATGTTCCCGTCGGCATCTACAGACTGGAGCGCTGGCCAGGCGAAACGCACACGAACGGCGGAAAGCTGGGTGTTGCTGATCGCACGGACCCATGGGGTACCACTACGCAGCTCAGTGCTGATGGTGGTTTCGTTCTCGACCGACGGAATCCCTTGGATATAGGCCTGATCCACGGCTCCGGTGCGCCACTCCCATTTCACGTTGGGGAAGTTCATATTGCCCTGGGGGTCTTGCAGCGGAGTGTTGTCGAGGTAGATATCGCGTGCGGTGGGCGTACCTTCAAACTCGCCCTCACCCACGGCGATCAGCATCTTGGCGATTGCAACAGAGCGCAGGCTGTCCGGGGCTTCTGTCGGCGTTTTTGGCTTCTCTTCGCCACCCTTGGCGCCATGAATATCAATCTTGCGTGCTGCGCCCATGCTTTCCTCCAGGCAATAAAAAACCGCCTCGTGGGCGGCTGCGGTGCTGCGGGTTACAACTACATCTGATCTTCGGCGTAAATGGCGGCACTGATGATTGCCCCGCCCACCCGGCGCTTTCCGTAGCACAGCGGGACTGGGTTGCCGGATGCAGTGGTGTTCTTGGCGCTGCCGAAGGCGTAGCCGGGCGTGTTCTCCGGTGCCGCGCTGGTCTTCAGGCCGCCAGCCTGGGGGCTCAGCATTTGAATGACGCCGCCGGCGACAAGACCGATACCAGCGCCAATAAGCGGCGTGCCGAAGGGGGTCGCGGAAAAGATGACACCGACAACGATCAGGATCGCGCCGACGATGGTCTGAAGAACACCGCCACGCTTACTTCCAACCACCACGGGCGCAATACGGATGTCGCCGGCACCGCTGTAGCTCAACTCTTTTTCGCCGATGTTGCGCTTATCGCGAAAGACTGCGAACTCTAGACCTCGCGATTTGGCGTTCGATAGGAATCGCTCGAAGCCGGGAATCTGAATGCACAGCGCCTTAATGGCCTCGGCCGGCGATTTCACCGCAAGCCTGAAGGACTTCCCGAACTGACGTAGCTGCCCGTGCAGGCGAATGGTTGTCATTGGTTGGTAGTTGATCGCTGATGCCTGCATCTTTTTCTCCGGACAATAAAAAACCGCCCGGAGGCGGCTTTATGATTTTCGTTTTTCAGTTGTAGTCGACGTAGGGCCCAATGTAGAAGCCGGCCATATCTCCGCTGATGCGATAAAGGCTTTCCTTGCCCGGCTGCACCGTTGCGGCGATGGTGCGGATTGCCGCACCTGCACACAGACCGGATCCGGCGAGGCCGGCGCCTATATTTGGCGAGCCTGGCGGAAGATAAAAGGTTGCCCGCTGACCAGTGCCAATTTTCGCAGCTTTGCGCCCATCTACATAGACGACGATATCGCAGCCCGACCCGACGGCGCCGGAGTCACGCACAACCGTAATTTTCCCGCTTTCGCCAGATGGCTTGGACTGGAACGCGTAGACCTCATCCGCCGGCACCGGCTTGGCGTCTCGCACTGAAATTGCCGATGAGGCACACCCCGCCAGCATCGCCACAGCTACCGCCGCTATTAAAATCCGCATGTCGTTCCCTCTTTGGTCTATTTAAAGCTTGTGGGGATGGTCGGTACTTCCACGACCTTGCCGTCCATAAGGCGGAAAGAGATCACGCGGCTCGCGCCGGTCATTCCGTTCGCGTGGCTCCAAATCCACATTTGCCCATCGGCTCGGGAAACCACCGAGTAAGGAGGCCCCATAATTTGGGTTACCTGCTCTTCAGTCATACCGATCTGAACTTTCCGGGCATCATCATAAGAAAAACTGGTGCCAGCGCAGCCTGAAAGAGCCAGCACCAGACATACGGCGGCCGCGAATCCGATAATCTTCATGATCATTTCTCGTCCTGAAAGCCGCGACTGTATCACCGAGCATCGCGATGGCGAAGAATCAGGCGCGTTCTGTCATGCCAGGGACCGCCGTAAACGATGATTTCGGACGGCCTGCCATACAGGTGATGCAGCAGGAACGGGCCAGGTCCAAAGGCGCCCGACTCTTCACCAGGTAAAGAGGGATCGCTACCCAGGTAGATCCCTGCATGGTTCGGGTGAGCCGTCCGCCCGATGGACATGACAATCAGGTCGCCCCGCTCCGGCCGGTCAACCCGAACAAAGCCGGCTGCCTCGTAGTTTGCCTCGTACAGACTGGTGTTCGCTGCACTCTCCCACCAGCCATCGGTGCGCTGGAAGGCTTCGAACTCCAAGCCCCATTCGCGCTGATACCACTCTGCGCATATAGCCCAACAGTCCCACGCCCCATGAACAAACGGACGCCTGAGTAGCGGAGTATTTCCGGTCGGCATGATCGATCTGAGATCCCCTTCGGGCCACGACAGAATGTGCCAGGGCAAGGCAGTGGCCTCGCACATGGCCAGGTCTCGAGGTGACGGCCTGCTGGTAGCGTCTGGGTGGGAGTGAACAATACCTATCACCTCGCCCAGGTCTTCCGCCGCGGCGTAGTCCTCGGGATCAAGCCTGAACTCTTCGTTCGGCTCAGTAGAGATATTCCGGCACGGGAAGTACTGCTGCTTACGGCCGATAGCCAGGACCAGGCCGCAACACTCTTTCGGATATTGCTCGGTCGCGTGTGCCTGGATCGCGCTCAGGATATGTTTGCGCATAATCAGCTCCTGGCAATCAGGGACACAGCGGGGAATCCGCCGTGGCTGAGCTCTTCGTTTTCGCCGAATCGCAACTTGCACGACGACAGGCAGCCCTTGCACTGGTCCTTGGCCGGGTCGTCCGTAGGGTTGTCTTCATCGTCGAACATGGCCGCACCGGTGTAGCCGCAATCAGGCCCGCGATATCCGTTTGTCATCGCCCAGTGGCAAAACGTCGTCATTTGCCGGCCGGGCAGACCGTGGTTATCGATCTCGCCCGGGGAGGACAGCTCCCAGACCACCGCCTCACCGTCCTCGCTGGTTTTCTGGTCGATGTACCAGATCTCCAGCGCCTCCTGAGTCGGGTCGGCAGTCGGGTTGCCTTCGGGATAGTTCGCTGCATCCAGGTACTGCGCCAGGGTCTCGCGGACCGTCAGCTTGAACTTCAGCATGTCCTCGAAGGCCAGGCACAGAGCCGTGACGCGTCCGTTGATGTTGCCCGCTGCGAACGTGGGCCGGGGGGCTGTGCCGTCGCTGCTGGAGGCGATGCCTTCGATCTGCACCGGCCAGGCGGCATATTCCTCTCCCTGCCACCAAATCGACTTGGCCGGCAGGTCCTCTTCCGAATGCTCGTAGGCCAGTAGCTCCTCGGGTGTATGCGGAATTGCATGCCCGTGAAAGCGCAGGTAATCCGCGCCGTACTCGGTCCCGTCAATTTCGAACAGGCGAATCTCGCCGCCGGGCTCCAGTTTCTGGATGTCCGTGATCAGTGCCATGAATGGTTATCTCAGGGGTGAAAGGTTTGCTGGAAGGTGGCGGTGATGGCGTAGACCTGGCCGCCGCGATGCACAGGCTTGTATCCGTTGCACTTGTAGAGGCCCAGCTCGCCCAGGGGCGGCTCCCAGAGGAAACCCTTCGCCCCTTTGTGCTTATCGAGGAACTTCATGATTTCCTTGATGCGGGGCTTAAGGCCGGTGAAGGTGACCGGCCAGGACTCCGAGCGGTTGTTGATCCCATCCTCAGACGATTGCTCATACCCGTCGCCGAACTGCTTGGAGCGAACGCGTTGGGTGATATCACCCTCCGCGCCCTTCTCCGTTGCCCAGGTGAATCTTTCGATTGCCATCAGCGCCCCTTGATTGCTTTGTTGATTACGCCACCCTGGCCCATGTCCTTATTGCGCATCTGCTGATACTTCTGCTCAACGAACGCCGCCAGCTCCTTGCCGAACAAGTCATACCCGGGAGCATCAGCAGTAGAAGAAGCATTCCCGTCCCCGTCGATATGCACTTCGACATTGATCTGGGTACCGCCCGCCACGCCGCCGCCCATAGCCATAACGCCCAGCTTGCCGCTGGATGTCCTGGTCAACGGCATGATCGCCTCCGGCCCAGCCTCGCCGGCGATCCCCATGTCGCCATTGGCCATACCGAACGAGGTGGGTTTGCTCACGATCGAATTTGTGAAGGCTCCGCCGTCGGCGAACATCTGCACCCCACCCGACCACGCACCACCCTTCGCCTGCGGGAAATAGCTGCCGGAGTACCCTCCTGCTGATGCGCCGAGGTTCGACGATGTAGCCCCGGCGGATCCAGCAGCCAAACCATTACCGCCGGCAGCACTGCCTCCGAAGTAGCTCGCCGCTGCTCCGACCAGGCTGCCGAGTAGCGCCGAACTGGCCTGCCGGGTAGCAATCCGCGCCATATCCGCCAGAATCGACTTGGTGAAGTCAGCGAACGACAGCTTCCCGGTCATGGCGAAGTTGACGATTGAGTCCTCCATCGAGCTGAACGCATTGCCGAACAGGCTCTTGGTCTGGCCTGCAACGTTCTTCGCCGAATCCAGGTAGTTGGCCCAGGCCGACGTCGCGCCCTTCGTCCAGTCGCCCTGTGCGTTCTCCACATCCGCATAGTTCTGCCGGATCTGGTCAGTGGCAGCCTTATTCGCATCTGCGAGCGCCTGCGATTTGCGCTTGAACTCCTCCTCCGACATGTTCCGCGACGGGTCGGATTTCTGGTTGGCCAGTTCCAGCGACTGCTGAGCAAACCGGTCTTGCTGGCTGTTCAGTTCGCCGTTGAGTGCGTTCTGGCGGTCACCCTGCCCCACGCCGAGAACCGCGCGCTGGCCGGCAAGCTCCAGAGCTCGTTGCTGCTGAGCCAGGGCCTGCACGTAGGTGGTGATCGACCGCTCCTGCTTGGCAAGGCGCCCGGTCTCGTTGGTGGCCAACACCTCAAGCTGGCTGTCGGCCTCCTTCTGCGCCTTGACCATCCCTGCGCGCGCGTCAGCGATCTTCTGGTCGAGTTGGATGCTTTGCGCGGCTGTCGTGGACTTCTTGCCCTTGGTGGATTCCAGAGCCGCAATCTCGGCCTCGTAGGCTGCCGACACCTCGTCACGCTCGTTGCCGATCATGGCGGCGCGCTTCAGGGCATAGTCCGACTGCGAAACCAATCCAGCCTTCTGCGCTGCGTCCAGTTCCTTCTGGGCGTTTTTGTATTCTTCAACGACGGCTGCGAGGTTGTTCTTGGCGTTGTTGAAGCCGGTCAGGTCGACCTGGCTACCGGAAGCTTTAGGGTCTTTGTTTTTGTCATTCAGCCCCTTCAGTAGCGTGTCGTAAGCACCACCGGAGAACTTCTTGCCATCAAAGCTGACACCGTCCAGCAGTGGCGACTTCTGTCCAGTCTTTTCAGCGTTTTGGTAGAGCGTTGTAAATTTATCATCCAGCTTTTGGAGCCCGGCCAGACGCTTGTTGAGAGGATTGATGTCATCGAGTTGAGCACTTAGCTCCTTCTCTGTTGCGATCAGCTCTTTATTGGCCCGAGTTGTTTCACCAGTAGAGGCGGTAAGGCTTTCACTCGCTGCCTGACGCGCCTTGAGTTCTGCGAGCTTTGCCTCGAGCGCCGGTGTTGAGTCGTCATCCTTACCGGTGCCCAGGCCCAGTGCGGAGTTGAGAGAACTCAGCCCGTTAGAGATCGCACCAGAAAACCCCCCGCCCTTTCGTGTGT